GCAAACTCACCATAATTATCAGAAGCTCCTGAGCCTCCAAATTCGGTGTAATATGTATTGTAATAGGCTGTGTCACTTTTAATTAAGACAGTATTTGCCGCATCTGTCGTTGCGTTATATGCTTGTGAATTTGCTACTCGAACAACATTTAAATTTTGACCGTAGGCTAAGAAGTTCGCCGCTGTGAAAAAAGATAGATATGTTGAAGAGTCAGGCTTCTGGAAATTTTCTACGAGTAGATCTTCACTGCTAACATTGACAACCTCTTCTAAGGGTCCCCAGCGAAAAGCCCCAGCAAAAGCACCTGCAGTTGTTCCAGTCTCAGGCACAATTGTAGTTAAATCAATCTCACGAGTAACTACTCCTGGACTTACTGTAAATGCCATCTTCTTCTCCTATGATTCATTGAGTTCATGTATTATTAGTTACTAAGATTATTTATAAATAAACCGGTTTCAGAAAAAAGTATGATGACCTGTATCTTCTAAAACTCTATTGGCTCGGTCAACTTGCCACCTATTTCCTTCATTATCGACGATTTCTTCTTCTTCCAATCCATCATCTATAATTCCAAACGGTAAATAGCTTTCTTCAATTTCTTTCATTTTTTCTGAGTACATCTTTTCACGTAAATCTACATCTGTTAATTCTTTATAATATTCTTGATTAGTTAACCACGCAAAGATGACTAACGTGATTACTAAGTCATCATGATGACCTTCTTCAGCTTCGTATGAATCTTTTTTTGCTGAAAATGAAGTAAGTTCATATATTACATCATAATCTGTAATAACTAACTTATCTTCTTCGATTAAACTCTTTAATGTAGCGCATCCTAAACGTTTAACTTGTTTAGTAGTTCTTACACCCCACTGAGCATTTTTACCAAACCCACCACCCAGCTGTTGTCCACCTCTACCCTTCCAAGTCATCATCATCATATTTTCATATTCTAAATCTTGATGTAAGGTAACTGCTACCTGTTCGCCTATATCATTTACTTCAACTAATACATATGCCTCATTATAATGTTTAGCTATTTTATAAATTATGTTAGGATATAGTAAAGGTGATATAGTATCACATCTATATTTCGCTACAAGTTTATAAGGGACTTCAGTTGAATCTATAACTGTAAGTGCAGAATAATCTAATCCTTGTCCTCTTGCCGTATCAACACATATAGTATACGAATGTTTTTCTATTGGATTTTCAAATATATCAATATTTTCTTGTGAATGTATTGGTGTCTTAAACGGCAATTGTCTTAATTTAGAACCTGCTATAAGTGTCTGTGTACTACCAACAAATTCAGTTTCGAATTCTTGTGAAAATTGTCTTTCACTAGTATTTCGAATGGTCTCTTCTTTCCATTTTGAATCTCTACCTGGAATTTCAGACCAATGAACATCTATAGGTATATAATTACTTCTCTTTTCTTCTGCATCTACCCACATCTTATAGAATTGATTTAATCCTAAAGGTGTAGATACAATAAAGACTTTAGTAGTTTGTCCAGAAGAAATAGTTGGATATACTGAAGTAAAAAATTCTTCTGCTAATTCTTTTGGAACGTGTGCGAACTCGTCTAAGAAAATTATGTTAAAAGATGATCCCCGTACCGCGGATGATGATGTAGCTGCGGCTAATACTTTCGAACCATTCTCTAATTCTATATTTCCTTTGTTCCAAGCTAAAACACCTTGCTGTAACCACATGGGTAAATTTTCATAAGATAGTTTTAATCTATCTAATAATTCTCTAGCGAGTGAACCTTTATTAGCAAGAATACCTACTTGTACATTTTCATTAAAAAGTATGTAATGTAAAAAGAATGCAATAATAGTGGTTGACTTACCGGACTGTCGTGGCATCTTACAAATCACGAATCTATTGTCGTGAAATGTCTCTACCATCTTCTCTTGAAAAGAATATAGATCAAAAGGCACTAAGCCTTTATCAACATGAATAATCTTTACATATTTTTTAATAAAATATACAGGATCACTTTCACATTTTATATACTCAGCTAATTCTTCTTCAGCAAATTCTACTGGAACATTAGCAGATTTTAATTTTGGATTTCCGAGATAATGTGTACTTGGCATTTAGCTATTCATTATTTTTTTCCAATTGGTTTGACCGTTTTCATCTTTTGGAGCGGTCTTCAATAATTCAGCACCCGATTCTGTGACTGCGGTCCTTCTTCGGGAAACAGTTCTTTTTTTTATAACTTTACGAACAGATCTTCCACTATCAGAACTGTATGACTTTGTCTGTTCAAAATCTTCTTTTACTGAAATATGATGCATTTATTACCTTCCGTGCCGTGCAAAAGCACTGCGAGCTGCTTTCATTCTTGCGGGTTCATTTCGTTTTACTACGCGGGCCTTTGCTACTTTCTTTCTATCAACCATTTTCTTTTTCATTTCTTTCCATCTTTTTCTTTTAATCATTCCTCCAGTACCTTTAGCCTGCATTACTGCTTTTGGTATTACATCGCCCTGAGCTTGCCTTAAAGCTGCTTTTTGAATCTTACCGGCAGTCTTTCGTTTTAATAACCCTCTAGCCTTTTTTCTTTTTGTTGAAGCTAGTTTATTTACACGTTTAGACATTCTACCCAATTTTTTCATTCTACCAATCCAAGCAGCTTGCCCCTCTTTTTCATCTAATTGATCAACCCACTCATAGAAATCTTCCAAAGTTAAACCATCTTCAGCAAGATCTTCTTCAAGCTCTATTAATTCATCGATCTCTTCATCTATTATATCAATCAGTGTTAACATATTAACCTAATTTTGGATCAACTGTTGAATAACTGCGGCAACAATAGTACCTATAACAGCAACAGCAGTGGTTATTATTATTCTATTTTGTTTAAAATGTTGTTCTATTGATAATGCTTTCATTTCATCCATACTATCTTTCATTTTGGAAATTCTTTCGTGAATAACCGCATTACTTTTCTCAACAGTTTCTTGTAGTTGTTGATACTTTTCTTCCAAACGCTGATACCTTTCCGCGCACAAGTCAACATGGGCCTCTAAATTTTCTTTTTCTAAAGCCATAGTTTTACTTCTTCTAGTTTTAGGTTTATTAGCTTGGATTACCATCTTTTGCTAATTCTCTTTCCGTTTCTTTATGTTCAGGATCATCCTTATCTTTAAACCAGTAGTCCGTTGCCTTGGCAAGCACGGCGACATAGGCCCCCACCATTATATTAATTAGATCGCGACTGGCTTGAGGTAGCTCTTCCATAAAGAGCAACCACACTAAAAATAAAAAAGTAAGAACTATAATAATGGATAAAGATGTTCTTGTCCACCAGTTCAATTTTTTGCGACGTTCCGTACCTTCAAATGTCAATGCTTTCATTGGATCACTTTCCCATAATTTATCTTCTGATGTAATAACTAATTCATCTATAGTATTTATTTTATCGTCACTTTGACGTTTACTTCTGTTTAATATACTCATTTATACATCCCATATTGGTATATAATATTCATTACCATCAATTTCAACTTTAATCCTACCATCACTCGCACCTGAGTTAGTAGCCACCGAGGAACTAGCCTGTGTAGTCATAATTCTAAATGCATCCGCACCACCAAATTTAATTGTACGGCTTCCGGGAATATCCATTCCATCTTCATCAATAGATACACTTGTTTGTAAAGTACCTGCATTCATAACATTGAGTTCTATTTCACCATCCTCAGAACCATCTGTAATAGTCTTTTGCTTACCACCAACTTGTGCAAAATTTATTTCTTCGCTAGCAGAATTAGTTCCTTTAAATTTTACTTTACCTACTGCGTTTCCATTAGATCCTGCTTCATTTCGATGTAATTGTAAAATTGCTTCACTATTAGTATCTTGAACATCTATATCAACACAATTTACAGTAGTAGCTCCGGTGATTGCACCACTCATTGTGACCCCTCCAGATGTACTAACACTGTTAGCACCAGTACCTGAAGAAACTAACTTTGTTCCTGTAATTGTTGTTGCACCAATTGTACCTGCATTTGTTATATTTCCTATTCCATCGAGTACTTTAGATGTTCCAAGTATAACTGCTTTGTTAGCAGCAGCTGTTCCAGCAGTAATTCCTGTGTAGGCCCCTATCAATCTTATTTGTGTTGAATCTGTGCCGGCATCATTTGAAACACGAAAAACGTTTGCATCAAATAACATATTTGTTTTAGCGTTATATGATGTTGTATCATCGGATCCATCTTCAAGATCGTTTTTCTGTACTGTATGTTTAGATCCTCCAGCGGTTCCAGAAACAAATGCAAACTTTGCTGTTGAGGAATTATACTTCAGATATTTGTCATTTGCTAAATCAGAAGTATCTACATCATCAAGTTTTAACAATCTTACTTCACCTGAGCCTCCCATTGCACTAGAAAAATCTCTTGATCTCCTAGATATCGCACTAAGATTTTGTTCTACTAAAGAAAGTCTTTTATCATAATCAATTTCAACATTTTCTTTTTTT